TCATATTCCAAGGCAGGTCAGAAAGCTGCCAAGTCCTACGCTAAGTCCACAGGAAAAACTGTTACTAAGCGTAAGCCTAAACGTAAATCCAAATGAATAAGACAACCCAACCCTCTAAGCCCACTACGGATAGTGCTGTCCAGAAAGACGCTCTTACAGCGGATGCACTAGTACAGCTTATCCAGGGATCGTCTGATGAAACTAAGAGTCTTATGGCTAAAGCTCTTGGTGTATCGACAGTTACGAAGAAACGCCGTAAGGGTAATATTGATGCTCTCCAGAATATGCGTACGTTTGGAGAAGCCTATCACGGTGAGGATTTTGTGCCTGTAGCTCCAGAGGCAATCGCACTTAAAGGCGAACGTGCTGTAGAGCTATGGCAGAAGAAATGGAAAGACGGTAATCAACTAAGTAGCACGGGTATTGAATACGATGACGATTTCGAGGCTTTGGCTCTAACAGCGAGTGAGTAAATATGACTCCGCAGACTATATTAGATATAGCATTACGGCGTGCAGGTTTGACGGTTAGTAATCAAACGTATCGTGATAATGGTATAGATTATGCAAATATGACAATGGCAGAGTTACTAGCTATGCCTTGGGTATTTAGACATAAGCAAGGTACGTTTACAACGTCTTCTGGTACGTCTGAGTATGATCTAGCATCTGATGTAGCTCATACTAGACATTTTAAAGATACAACTAATGACAACCCGATTAAGATTGTAACTGAGAGTTATATAGATGAACTAGACATAGACAGATCAGAAACTGGCGATCCTAGATTTTTGTTCTTCAGTGGTGTGAACGAATCCTCTGACGGCGAATCTCAGGTCACTTTGTATCCTCAACCAGACTCTACGGCTACTGTGACTTACGAATACGTAGCTAATGTGCCTGATATTACGACTACTAATCTTACTACTAATTATGACATCTACGCTCCTGTATGGTTTCAAGCTGCTGTGATTCATGGTATATCAGAATTATATCATTCTGAAAAAGGCGATCCAGATGGAGCAATCAAAGAAAACCAGTATAAACAAAGTTATGTACAAACAGGGTTAATGTACAATCGTAACTCTAGTTCAGACCGTAAATTCCGTATGGGACGTAGAGACTCTATGTCTGGCCAGTTTAACTTCGTAGTTCGTGAAGGATCATTACAGGTAGCTTCATAATGGCGATACAAGCGGACGGTATTCAATTTGGCCCGTGGCAGACAGTGAATTATTCTGTCCCTGCCATTGATCTGGAACCTAATGTGTTGTCTAGGATTGAAAATATGTACCTAGATAATGCTGGATCATTGAATACTCGGCGGGGAACAGCGAAGTACATATCTAGTGCTTTGTCTGGTTCCCCGTCTGTAGTGGCTACGGGCAAACAAAGATTTAGCGCGTCCTCGAGTGCAGTATTTGTTATTGCAGGAACTAAGCTCTATGAGGATGTAGATGGTACCTGGACAGATCGTACAGCCTCGATTACTATTACAGCACACATAGATAAGTATTGGGTTACTACTAATGCAGGTGGGACATTAATAGGAGTCAATGGTATAGGCAATGATGCACCTATTAAGTGGACTGCTGCTGGGGGTAATATAGCAGCCGCTGGTATGGGATCTAGTGGTGTTACTTCTGCGGATTCGACTATATTTTGGGATAATAGACTTTGGTATGTCAGCACCAACCAAGGTGAGCGGTTAGCTCATTACTCTTCAACCACAGATATAACATCATTTGGGGCTAATGATTATTATATCACAGATGGTCAAATCACAGGTGTGGCACCCATTAAGAGCTTCCTAGGTCTCCATAATGAGGATGGCATTTGGGGTTTGTTTCCCACGGGTAATGCTGACATACCATATAGTATACAAAGACGCGCTGACCGAGGGACAATATCTAGGCGTAGCTTAGTCACTGATGAATTTGGCAATCAGTTATTCATGCGGCGTGATGGCATATACGAATGGGGAGGATCTGAACCGCCTCAAAAAGTATCGGGTAATTTTGATGGATCAGAGTTTTGGGAAAATATCAATAAAGACAGATTGAATTATAGTTTTGCGCATCTAGTGACTTCAGACGATCAAGTATGGTTCTGGGTGCCATATGGTACTAATCAACAGTATATGAATGTCGCTATAGTATGGAATTACAAACTACGTCAATGGGTAGGTGTGTACACAGGAAACACTCGTATTTGTGGTGCGTATTTTGAAGACTTACCACATTTAGGAGGGAACGCTGATGGGTTGTTGTTTAAACATAACACAGGAACTAATGACTCTTCGTCGGCCTTTACAGTTAAAGCTACTACTGCTGCTACGCCTCCTGTGTCCGTGGCTACAAGAGTTAGATGGTTATATGCCAGACATGAGTTTAACGCTGCTGACGTAGCATATGATACATCGGTGTATCAAACAGGTCCAGGAATTGTTACAAAAGGTGATACGTTTCAGGTTGGAGATCCTACGGATGCCTTGGTAACAGAATTTACTATAGGATCTTCGAGTATTAGATCGGCAACTACAGCATTTGTAAATGATACTGATTTACATGGGTATAGTCCTGTGAGTCAGATAAGATATGAAAATAGCACACTAGATCAACCTATTACAGTACGTCGCTCGATGTTGATGTATAAACCCATCGGACCAGAAACTGTACGTAAGCTAGGAGTACACTAATGGCTACAGGAAGTTTTGGAGGACAGTTACAGAGTGCTATATCTAGCAGACTAACGGCAGATCCGTATGAGAAACGCCGCCAAGCTGCTATGGGAAGTTACCAGGATCAAGCAGAGAAATCTCGTAAGGATCTATCTGAGCGTTTGAATAGGCTCGGTGTATTACGTGGGGGTGGAGCTACGGCTTCGCAATTTGGGGAATTTGAGTCTGGTGTACTTAGAGGTCAGCAAGCCTTAGATGCTCAGTTTGAAGCTCAACGTGAAGCTGGTGTAGGGCAAGCTATACAACAAGGGCTTGGTTTGTATGGTACGGATCAACAGTTTGGATTAGCAGGTAGGCAGCAGACTGAAGCTGAACGTATGGGGCAGTTCTCTAGGGATTTAGGTACTAGGGAGTTTTTGTCTCAGGATGCTCTAAGACGTGACCAACAGCGTGAATCTGAGAGGGCTGCACTAGCTCAAGAAGGTATGCAACGTGGGGCGTTAACTGGCATCTACGATGGGCAAAGGACTTTAGATCAGCAACGTCAAGATTTAGCATATCGCACGGGATTAGCGCAGACATTTGGTACTGATCTTGGAGGCGATGATACAACAAGGCAAACTGAAGCTCGTAGCCAGCGTTTACAACAAGAAGCGTTTCAACGTGCAGGACTTATAGGGCAACTTGGTGATGATAGAACTCTAGCGGCTCAACAGTTGTATGGAAGTCCAGAAGCTACGACTACGTTGCAAGGTCAGGAGCTTGCACTTCGCCGAGGTGAGTTGTTAGGTGAAATAGATCAAGAACGAACCTTAGCTGCACAACAAGCTCTTGGTTCGATAGGTGGTGAAGATACCTTAGCACGTGATGCCCTACAACAGGAAGCTACTCAGGCTTCTGCGGAGCGTGGTTTACGCAGGACTGAGGGTTTGGCAGAACGTAATCTTACACGTGGCCAAGCTGGTTTGGACCGTCAAGCAGCTGCGGATCTACAAGCTGCACGTATTACAGGCACAAGTGAACTACAACAAGATCAGTTTGCTGAAGCAGCGTTAGAGCGTACAGCTCGTGAACGTGAAGCAGATTTAAACAGAGATTTAGCGCGTGCTGAGTTACGAGGCTTTGAAGAAATTGATGGACGTAGAGTACAGACTTTAGCAGCACGTGAAGCTGGAGCGCAACGACGACTAACCGCATCTGAAAGTGCGTTAGAACGTAGTGCTAGAGCAGATCTCCAACAAGCTCAGTTTGGGCAAGAAACTTCACAAGCAGCACTTCAGAGAAGTTTAGCTAGAGAAGAATTATATGGTGGAGTTACTACAGATTACGAGCGTGCTATGGGAGCTAAAACCTTAGCAGCTAGCGGTCAAGCTGCTGATATAGCTGCTGAGAATCGTAGACTTGCTGAAATGGAAACAGCTGGCCTATCTCAACGTGAGATTGCTCAAGCTCAACAGGAAGAGATAGAACGCTCGGCTCTAGTTCGTGAAGGTTTTGAAGGACGTAGAGTTGGTGTTGCAGAGCAAACTCGTAGGGATCAAGTTGCTCAGGAACGTCAGCGTATGGCTCTTGCAGAACAAGAGTTATATGGCGGATCAGAAGAAATAACGCTTGATAACTTAGAGCTTGATCCCGCGCTAGAAATGGGAGCAGGCCGTAATGCTGCTGTTCGTCAGGCATTACAACAGCGTTTAGGTCGTGAGCCTTCTCAGGATGAAGTTGCTGCTATTACAGGTGGAAATTCTATAAGAGGTCGACAGACTTTAGCTGCTCAAGAAGCACGTGAAGGTAGGACATTTGCTGCAGGGCAGGCTGCTTTAGACAGAGGATTGACTAGAGGCGAGTCTAGCCTAGCGCGAGAGTTATCAAGAGAAGAATTAGCTCAACGTGGAGAATTAGCAGGTGCTGATATTACATCGCGTGAAGGTTTAGCACGTAGTCAGCGCGCTTTAGACAGAGAAGCGTTGTATGGCACAGGTGACATTAATCAACAGCGAGGAGCTACGTTAGCAGCTAGAGATACAGCAGCCGCTAGGGGTCTTGAAGAACGTAGACTTACAGAAGCTGAGCGCGCTGGTGCTGATATGTCTAGGCTGCAAGAAGCTGAGTTGTATGGGCGTCAACTTAGTGATTATGAACGAGCTATGGGAGGCACAGTTACAGCAGCATCTAGGCAAGCTGCTGAAGACCTAGCACTTCGCGGTGAATTGGGTCGAGGCCAACTAGAGCAGGATACTAGGCGTACTGATTTAGCTAGGGATGAACTACGAGGGTATTCAGAGCTTTATCCTGGAGGTATGCGAGAAGATACAGCTGCTGTTAGAGAAGGTAAAGCAGCACGCGCCTTAGCTTCTAGTGAAGCCTCGGCAGGGCGTGAGTTTGAAAGTGGAGAGCGTGCATTAGATCGCCGAGAAGCCTCAAATCAAGCCTCTCAAGCGCGACTTTTAGCTCGTGAAGAATTGTATGGAACATCGGATCCGTATTCTCAAACTGGTGAGACTCTCCAGGGCAGGTTAGCTAGGCAAGAGCAAGATCGTTATGATGCTGCTACTACACTAGAAGCTGAGAGGTATGCGACTCAGCGTGGTGATTATGCATCTGATATAAGTAGGCGTAACCAACAAGATGCCCTTCAGATGCAATTTGAAGGTTTGGCCGCTAGCAGGGCTATAGATGCTTTGAAACAGA